AACTTCGCGTAGACCGCCGCCGACACGGGCGAGAGTGCGAGATAGGCCATTAGTGGACCTCCGCGCACGAGAGCTGCATGAACTGCCGATCCGGCAGCGGCTGCACACCCGTGATCTGGAGCACCTTGGCGCTCATGCCCGCAGGCCAGCGCGGCGTCCACAAAGCTGTCATGCCAGGCGTGACACCAGACCGCACCCGCGCACGGAACCTATAGATGGCGTGCGATCCGACCGTCTCGGCCTGCAACTGCTCCGAGGCCGACAGCGGGATCGGCTCGGCGGCAATCGTCGCCACAACAGACGGCGTCTCAGACGCCCCGCCCTGACCGTCGGACGCTGGCGTCGTCGTCTTGATGATGAGTTTCTCCGAGAGGCGACCGGCGCTCATGTCCACTCCGGACGGCGCACAAACAGCCGATAGGGGGCACACAGCGACTCGACCGCCATCGGCGTCTCCATCGCGCTCGTGCCCACAATCACGCTCTCGCGGTGGGCATACCAGTGCCCCACCAGCAACTGCACCGCCTGACGCAGCGGGGCCGGCACGGATGCCGCCGACGTCGCGCCGGTCACGTATTCGACCTGTACGGCGTCCTCACGCTCGTAGACAGACGGCCACGTCTGCGCGTAGGCCAGCCGAATCACGGCGGGCTCGGCAAACGCGGGCAACGTATACACGCTGCTGCTCAAGGTCGTCAGCGCGTTGGCCGTGTCGTAATACTTCACGAACGTGACCGACTGGAGCGGGGCCGCACGAGGCAACCAGAAGCGGTGCGGGAACGTCGGCGCGGCGATTTGCCACGTCTGCGTCGTCAGCGACCGCCCGGTGTATTCCTCGACCCACGACACCGCCGCGTCGTGATACGCGCCCAGCACGGCGTCCTGATCCGTCAGGTCCGCATCGATCCGCACATGCTCCTTGAGCACGGCCAGATCAACCACCGGGATCGTCGGCCCCGTCTTGCGCGTGAACATCATGCCGCCACCCGCCTGCGCCGCGTCTTGATCTCAGGCGCGGCAGAGAGGGCAGCACGCTCCGGGGGGGCCATCGCCATGACGGCCTCCCCGGACGCAATCAGCGCGTGCGCCACCACGCTCGGCAAGTCATGCTCGCCGGGCCACAGCGCACGGATTACACCCGCATCCTGAAACTCACGCGGGTGCAGTAGGGTCACGCGCATCACTAGCTCAGGATGCTGGCGTTCGTGACCTGGGCGCGGTGCGGCTGTTCCAGAGACGCGATGGCCGCGATCTGGACGCTCGCCGTGCCCGTCTCGGTGCAGGCCAGACGGACATACCGCCGCTGGCCGTTGTAGCCGATGTGGTTCACCGCGTTCGCATCGCCCGTGGCGTTGATCACGAGGTTCGCGCCGACGAGGCCGTTGCTCGCCGTGACCACTTCCTCACCGCTCATGCCCGAGTCATCCGACGCGGTGAGCGAGACGGTGAAGTAGTTTGAGCCGTCAGCCGTGGTCGAGGTGCCGACCTGCACGAGCACGTCCACCAGCTCGTAGCCCTGACGGTCGATGATGTTGCCGGTCGTCGTCGCCGTCAGGGTCGCCGCCTGATTGAGCGCGTTGACGATCTTCTTATCGTTGAAGCCGTTCATGGTCGCCTGTCCTCCTTACGAGAACTTCACGAACTTCAGCGCGTTGAAGTTCAGGACATCGCCGCCCACGCGAGCCGTGGTGTAGAACTCCACGTAGGGCTTCGACGAGTAGGGATCGCGCAGCACGCGGATGCCGAGGCGATCCACGATGGTGTAGGTTTCGCGCATGTTGCCGAAGGCCACCGCGAGCGCGCCGGTCGTGGTGTAGGCCACCATGTCTTCCATGAGATGCACCGGGTATCCGAGGATGCTGCCCGCCGCCTCGCCCGAGAAGTCCGGCACGAACACGAATCCGCCCGCCGTGGACGCATCGGTCAGCGTCCGCACTTCCGCGAGCGTGGTGCGGTTCATGAACCAGCCCGAGCCCGCGAGATACGCCGGGTTCAGCTTGTGCTTCACCGCGATCAGCTTCTCGATGCCGGCCGGGTCGGTGCCGAACGAGCCGTTCGCGCCCGTGGCGACGTGCTCGAACTCGCCCCAGGTGCGCGAGGCGTCAGCGGTCGCCGCCGTGGCGTAGCTGGCGAACCCACGCGGACGGCCGACGCCCGTGCCGGTGACGAATGCGGTGTTCTGCGAGCGGGCGAACTGGTCGGCCACCTTCGCGCCGAGCCACGCTTCGATGTCCACGGCCGAGTCGTCGAGCAGCTTCTGCGTGACCTTCGGCTTCGCGTAGATTTCGTGAACCTGAATAGCCCACTTGTTGAGCTGCGGGGTGTTGGAGTCCGAGCGCGTGCCCGTCTCACCGACCCACGACGCCGCCGCTTCGTCCGAATCGCGGAGCCCTTCGAGGCGATCCGTCGAGATGGTCACGACGCTGGCGTGCTGCCGCATCGGGCTCGTCTCGTAGATGCGCGTGATGATGCGGCCGGTGCGATCCGCTTCGACGGTGTAGCCGCCGTCCGGGTCCGAACCCACCGACATCGCCTTCGCTTCAAGCGCGGCCAGGCCGGCCTCGTCGCCCTTGCGGAGGTAGTGGCCGAGCGCCTGCTTGTATTCGCGCACGGCGGGGGCGACGTCGCCCTTGCCAGCGCCGGCATCCGCGAACGCCATCACGTCGAGGCGCGAACGCAGGTCGGAGATCACCTTGTCGCGGGCGATCTCCTTCTGGGTGATCGCCTCGTTGATGTCCTTCAACTTCGCCGTGATCAGCGGATCGACGGCACCCTCGGCGGCTTCCTTGGCCTTGACGGCGACGGTCTGCTTCAGCTCGTTGTAATCACGACCGAGCTGGTCGATCAGACCCTTCAGTTCCTGGTCCATGTGCGAGAACTCCCGCGAACACGTCCAGCAGATAAGCCTTGGCTTCATCTACCGGGGCGTCGCTAGAACCCTCGACATGGCGTCCCGCAATGTCGGTGGCGGTTGATCCCGCTGCATCCCGCAGCAGGCGCTTGTAACAAGTGGTGATCACGCGCTTAGCCTCGGCGCGTGACAGTTCGGCGTCCCGCCGAAGCCACTCTTCAAACTCTCGTTCTTCGGGTAACTCGAACGACTTCACGCCAATCACGCGGGCGGCGTCATTCGCCGGGAAGGTGACGAGCGACACTTCCCACAGGTTGACCTCCGTGAGCGTGCGAATGCCGCGCTCTTCGTCGATCTTCGACTTCAGCGTCTGGAACCCAATCGAGAGCCCAGACAGCGCGCCGTCCTTGAGCAGCGTGTAGGCTTCGCGGCCTCGCTGCGTATCCGACAGACGGCCCCGGACATAGAGCCCGGTGTCGTCCTCGCGCATTTCCTCGTAGACGCCAATCGGCTGCGACGTGTCGTGCTGCCACAGCAAAGCGGGGGCGCGTTTCTTGGTCTTCCACTCGCGCAGCGTCCGCTTGAACGCGCCCGGAGCCACGACATCCGCGTAGCTATCCAGTTCCCCGAACACCGAGCCGTAGCCCTCGAAGGCCCGCGAGGACTCATCGAGCGACTTCATCTCGCACGGAATGACCAGCCGTTCCAAGGTCATGCGTCCACCTCTGCATCCCCCGGTTCATCTGGCGCGTCGTCTTCTTCGTCGTCGTCGAGCGCAGGAGCCACGAGCGCGGGGGCTGGTGCCTCCGTCTGCGTCAGCGGCGACAGGTTCGCCATACGCCACGCCACATCGCCGCCCTCGACGGCCGGCAGGTTCTCGCGGGCGCGGGCCTCATTCGGCAGAATCACGCCGTTGGCGATGCCCACCGCATACGAGTCCATGCGCGTCTTCATGTCGCCGCGCAGCAGGCCATCGACGTTGAACTCGGCGTAGTAACTGCCCTCGGCCTCGATGAACTGCTGCCAGATCGCCTGTTCCCACGTCACCAGCCAGCGGCGGAGCGTGTATTGGAGGAACCCGATCTGCTGCTGCTCGATGCCGGTGCCCCACGACGTGGACTTCTCGGTGTCGCCAATCATGTGGGGCGGCACCTGGAACATGCCGCAGATTTCCCCGCGCTGAAACTGGCGCGTCTCAAGAAACTGCGCGTCCCGCTTGGTGAGGCTCAAAGGCATGACGTCCATGCCCTCTTCAATCACCGCCGCCCGGCGCTGCGACGAGTTGCCGCCGTAGGTCGCCAGCCAGTGCGATTCGATGTTGTCCTTCGCCTTGTCGCTCAGCACCTTCGGGTGCTTCAGCACAACATCCGGCCCGCCACCGTTCGCCCAGAACGTTCCGGCGCTTTCCTGCGTGGCCTGCGCGATGCCCACGACGTCGCGGGCGTCTTCGAGCACCGACCGGCCCTTGTAGCCGTTGGAACTCAAGCCCCGCACGTGGAAGATGTCCTCAGACGGCACGACGGTCGGCTGGTCCTCGGGACGCCGCCGAATCTCATACCGCAGGGACATGTCCCGCCCCTGCGTCACGTCCACCAGATCGGGATGTAAAGGCCACAAGGCGCGGGGGATATTGCCACGCTGGCCCGGTTCCCACTGAATCCACGCATACGCATTGCCGCGCAACAGGAGCGCCGCCTGCATCTGCTGGAGAAAATCGACGCGGGTCTGGTTTGGATTGGGCGACCGAAACACGATGGCGACCGGGTGATCATCCCGCCGCTGCCGCTCGCGCTCGCCGCGCCGCTGGTAGATGTGGAGCGGCAGGGTCGCCAGCGTGCCCGCAATCAGCGACACGCACGAGTAGACCGCCGCCACGCGCATGGCCGACTGCTCGGTCACGGACTGGCCGGACACGCTGCGGTTGCCCATCGTGAGCAGGCGCACGACTTCCGGGGCGAAGTCCTGTCTGAGTTCAAACAGTGCGCGCAATGGATTTCTCATCGACGCCGCGACTCAAGCCCGCCCACCGTCATCAGCAGCCCGCCCGTGACGAGGCACGCCGGCCCGAGCCCCAGCGTGAGATACACGCCGAGCGCGAGCAGGACGAACCCGGCGTACAGACAGGCATCCGCCACCACGTCATATGACGGTATGCTGAATGCGCTTATTTGTCGGCGCTAGATGTTGCGATGTAGACGGCGCGAAGGCCCACCACTTGCGCCACGGCGAGCAGGACATCGGCACGGACGTTGCGCGGGGTTGGCCCACAGACGCGGAGCACAGTGTTCTTGGTGCAACCGGCCCGAAACCCGACTTCTTCCATCGTCAGGCCGCTGGCAAGGTAGGCGGCGCGGAGCTGCTGATGCGCGGTCATCGTGACGCCCCAAACACCGTGAGCCCCCGCGTCTCGTAGATGGATCGGCCCTCACGTTCCCGGCCAATCAGCGCGTGATGCACCAGCGTCGTCAGGGCCGTGATGCCGTCGATCTTCTCGGGCGACTTCTCCTTGGCCCACCGCCGCTCGCCCTTCGTCCCGGTCAACAGCACGGCATTGGACGCCATCCAGTCCATGATCCGGTTCCGTCCGTGGCGTAGCTCGCCCTCCCGCACCAGCCCCAGCACCCGCTTAATGGCTTCGTCGAGCGCGAACCCCTGACGCGTCGGCACCATGTCGATGCCCGCCGCCTGTAACACCTGGGCGGTTTCCGTGGCAGAGCGGGTATCGTAGGCCACCGCCACCACGCCATCCCGCTCGCAGTCCTCGAGGATTTGCTGACGCACGAACTCGTAGTCCGTCACTTCGCCCTCGGTCACGGTCAGCAGCTTAGCGCGCTCCCACTCGGCATACGGCCGGCCGGGGAAGCGTTCGAGCGCGGCACGGGGAAGCCAGAACCGGCACTTGATCGCCAGCGTCCCGTCCTCCATGAGCCAGCCGCGCACCCACGCACAGAAGTCGTCCGACTCGCCCATGTCCAGCCCGCCGTAGCACGGCACGCCCACGAGCGCGGAGTCGTCCGGCAGCGGCTGGCACGCGGCCCACTTACCCATATCGATGGCCCGGTTCTGCCCCTGCGTCCAGACGCAGAACGAGAACCGCAACAGGTCCGACACGGCCGAGGGCATCCCCTTGGCCTGGTTCACCAGCTTGCGCTGGTAGTCCCAATGCACCGATATGCCGAGGTTGGGATGGGCCTTCAGCCAGTGCGGCCCCTCCACATCCCAGCGGTCGCACGTCGCGCACTCGGTGTCCGGGAACCACTTCCCCGCCGCCACGCAGGCATCGCACGGGTCCAGCCCGCACACGAAGCAGAACCAGTCGTCGCCATCCACGGTGCCGTCGAGCACCTTGCGGCTGTATTCGTGGTGCTGCCAGCAGACCGACGTGCGGTCAAAGCCGCTGTTGGTCGGCTCCATGATCAAGGCGTTGGGCTGGCCCTTCGTGCCCTTTCGCATCTTGTTGACCACGGTCGCGTCTCGGTGCTCGTGGACTTCATCCAGCACCGCCGCCGTGACGCGCTTGCCGTCGAGGCCGCGCCGCTCCGAGCTAATCGCACGGATGAACGAGCCCGTCGTCGGCATCGCCAGGTTGTTGACCGTAGGCTGGAACAAGTCACGCAGATGCGGAGACGCGGCGACCATCTTCTCGACGTCCGCGAACGCCACCTTGGCCTGGTCCTTCACGGCGGCGGCGCAGTAGAACTGCCCGCCCCGGATGCCGTCCGCGACACAGCGATAGATGAGGATGCCCGCGCAGAGGGGCGACTTGCCCGTGCCCTTGGCCGTCTCGATGTAGGCCGTCGAGAACCGCCGCCGCCGCTTCCCGCCTTTGAGCACCCACCAGCCCATGAGACTGCCGGCAATGAACTGCTGCCACGGCTGCAACACGAACGGCGTGCCGTCTGACGGGTCCGCGTCGGGGTCATCCTCGTCGTCGTTCGCGTCTACCTGTTCGGGCAGACACAGCACGTCGGAGAAGAAGTCGATCACCGCCTCGGATTCTTCGACGTCCCACAGCAGCCCGCGTAGCTCGGCCGTCTCCAGGTCGCGCAGATGGCG